TGAGAATAATTATTTTTGCCAGTGCATTGTAAAAATCCACGACCTCTCCACAGGTAGCCTTGTCCCCCATTGCCCATTCTGTCACCGTATACACGGTCAGCCAGTGCTTGTGGATTACGGGCACAGCTTGCAGCATCGCTTTCTGTTCTAAAGTATTTACCAAACACTGCTAATATAGACTCTTTACTATAGTTCAGATTCTCTTGAGTATAGCGAAATGTGCCACTCTCATGCACAAGCTGCCCAAGGAAATGTGCTCCACGCTCTGGATTCAAAGCGTAGTGGTCACAAATTTTCTTTGCAGTGTTGGGGCCAAACGCACCATCTGGTGAGGCTCCTATCTTTTCCTGCAAAGTTTTAAGCGCGTCACTCATTACTTCTTACCTTTTATAACTCTCTTTAGTTTCTTTGCTTGACTAGCATGAAGCTTAGAAGCTTTGTTCAAACCCTTAATGACTTTCTTCACCGTGGCTTTTTTCTTTTTGTTTAATGTCATTGTTGTACAACCTCTTTTGATCCACAAACACGTTCATATACCATATCATCTATGTAAGCTTCTGCCCATTTATTTTCAGTAAAAGTACAGAACGCCCACAAATCATTTACGTCAGCGTTAAGAAGCTCCATGATGTCTTGCTGCGCTGATACTTGACCTTGAAGATGTTCGATGTCGTGAACGATGTTGCTAATATACCACACCAAACCAACTAATTGCACCGCCATGGCAAAAACCAGAGCTACTGGTATCTTTAGATCACCCATTGTTACCTCTTAAAAAACTTTTGTATTCCCCTGACACCAAACGATGCAGAGATTGCAATTCCGAGGCTGTAAAAATACCAATCTGGTGCTTTGGAAAGCTGTTCAAAACCACGATCAACCCAACCCTCTGCACCTGGAATCCAACACAAAATTAATGGAATACTTAAAATAATTACAAAATATTCGTCCTTCCAACTCGATTGAGAACCCTGCGCCATGATGCGTTCCCAGTCAGCAACTGAAGTCTCTTTACTAAGCATAATCTTAGCTTTGGCTTCTGCTTCTGTGAGTTTTAATTTTGCACTTGCAGCTTGTGCTTGTGACTTTGCATCAAGCCAACTTCCCGCTAGATTGGCTATCGGCCCTATAAATGACTGTAACATTAATTTTCCTCCATCTGTATAGCGGTCTTCTTGCTCTCAGCCTTTGCGCTGTAAGCATTAAAACCCATAAAAGCTGCAACCACCCCAGAAGCAGCTATGACATATACACTTGCTATATCTGTTATCAGACTTGCCGCTTTGTCAAATCCAAGAACCGAAGCAAGCAATATGATGAACGGGTAGATCAACATCCCTGCTAGTGCAAAACCAGTAAACCGTCTTTCTGCATTACGCTTGAGATCTCTATCAATCATCTCAAGTCGTCTGTCTTCCAGAGCAATCTTGTTCCACTCTGCTTTCTCTATAACGCCGTTGTTATTTAAATCTGCTTTTTCAAACTCTGTCATTTCTTTGACCTCGCATGTGCAATCGCCACGTTTTTGTCACGAGTGATTATAACAACCTTTCCTTGTTTGTCATATACAATGTATTTTCCACGCCGCTCGATTAATATCACCGTTCAATTTTTATACACACCACTTTAGAATTTTGGTTAGTTACCAATACTTTAGCTTCTTTTTGTGAAACTTTACAGGCTTCTTCACTAGAGTAACTACCTACGTGGTAATGGTCAAAGCTGCCACTAATTACCTGTAACCAGAGCAATACCCACATCTACCACCTACCTTGCCACTTACCTAAATAGTAAAAGATAACAAACAAGATACCTCCACTCACTACGAATATTGCAGCGCCAATTGCAAAATTTATCATGGCGTCTATCTGTTCTTGTTTTCTGTATAGCTCTTGTTTTCTTTTTCGACGCATATCTGCTTCTATTTGCAGGACTTCTTTCCAAGCACTCGGCCCATAGTTCCATGAGATATGATCCTTGATCTCTGCTCTCATCTGTTCCATTTTCTTTTTATTTGCAAAAATTTCTAAAGCAGTTTCTTCGTCCGATCCCTTGAATGTTTTCTTCCAAAACGGAGGGTTCTTTTCTCTTTCTTCTAAGTTACTAAAGTCAGAGAAAGCCTTGCCCCACTGGGACAAAGTTCCTGTCATGTCTTGAAGATCCTTGCCCGTGCTTATAGCAGCTTTCAGCGTTTTATACGCCCCTGTCGCTAATGCAACGCAAGATACGGGATCCATTATCCCCTCCGTTGCGCCGCCTGACGCTGCACGTCAATGCGTTCACGATTTACATCATTACGATTCTGGGCAATCTCTTCTTGACTCTCCATACGAGCAGCATCTGTGGCGGCACGTTGCTGCATTTTCTGTAACTCAATCAGCAACTGACCTTGATCGTCTTCTTTCTTACGCTGTAAGTCTTCCTGTTTCAGTGCAAGCTCTTGCATACGGATCTGAACCAAAGGATCATCCATAGGGCTGTTACCCGTTGGCAACAGTCCAGGTAAAACTTCAGCCATGAGTTTTTCCATTTGCAATGAAATCAACGACTCCATCTGCGCCGGATCCTGCATATCTTGCTGCACTTGCATGATCTGCTGCTGTGCAGCCTGCGGATCTATAGCTCCACTTTGCGCTGCAAGTTCTGCTTGAGAGATTATGCTTTGTATCTCTTGCATGACCATATTTCTCGCTTTCTGAGAAACGTGTTCCATGATATGTGAGTAGAACGTACCCATAACTTGTGGCGAAGTCATGACAAGTGGTGTCTTCATAAACGCCATGTGTATACGGATGTGTATATCGTGATCTTGCTCTGGGAACGTATTCAAGATCTCGCCCATCAACGCACGAGCATTCTCAATGGCGGGGTCAAGTGGCTTCGGCTGCGGAGGTGGGGGTAGTATCTCGTCGATATTCTGGACTTCGAGCGCCTGATACATCCTACGATATGCCGAGTGCAGATTGTGCAACTGAGGGTTAGATTGCGCAAGCTGCAACTGAGTCTGAGCCAACGTAACACGCTGCGCCATTGAGAATATATTCGGATCGCTGACAGGAATGACATCCACGCGATTGTCAAAGTCTTCCGCCTTGATCATACGATTACCACCCTCAACATCATACGGGTACTCTGGGGGCAAGTTATCTTTGAAGATCCGTGCTAATACACGAAACTCCTGACGTTGCGAATAGTGTAACCTTTTGTGTATCGCTGACATAACTTTCATGCCGCGCTCTAGCATAGCCACTGTAGTGCCCACAGGAGCCGCTGTGTTGCCATCCCCCGTTTGTTGGTCTGCTAGTGAAACAAAACGTCTTCCGCCCTCTATGAGTGCTCCTAGAAGCTGTGCGAGGGTTCCTGATGGTTCTTTGTACGGCAGCGGTATAATCGCATCCCGTATGTTGCCACCCGGTGCATCTATGTCCCGCCACTCACCCGGTTGTAACGGCTCGTCATCATTGCGAACCCTTACGCCCCTAGCCTTGAATCCTGCCGGGAGATTAGCAAGTGTACCCGCATCGATCAGTTGTCGAAGGATACTCGTTGCCGCACGACCAAGACCACCAATCATGTGAATCAGACCAAAGCCATAAAAGCCCAGACCTGGCATAAACTTGTAGTGTACGAAGTATTGTATCTTTTTTGCTAACCCTGTGCCCTCTTCAAAGTTACGACGTATACCTAAAATCTTTCCAGATCCTTCATCAATCGTAACAATGTAAGGAAGTGCTATTCCTGTTGGCTCTCCGTTTGGAGACATATCCTCAAAACCCTCAAGGTCTAGATCGACATGCATCTCCAAAATAGTGAATACTTCGTCTGTGTATGTTTTAGATGTGCCTTGTATCTCGTCTATCTTCTGACGAACCTCGTCTTCACCCTCTTCATACTTGCTTAGTTCTACATCCCTGTAGAACCCTGCGATTTGCATCTTACGAACTTCATTCGCATCCATGCGAAGAACATGCGTAACACGAGAAGCAGTCGCCAGATCCGATGCAGCATAAGGTACAACCAGATCCTGCGCCGGAACGAATTTAGATACAGCCCTTTGTTTCGCTTCGTCAAAATATACTTTCTTAAATGTAGAACCAGATAGCGGTAAATAGAATAGCAACTGATCCATGTCTGGATCAAACTCTTCCATGACCTCCATAATCTGGTAGTTCATGAAGTTCTTTACACGACTGGCTTGTTCTTCTCTTTCTGCGTCTTGTAAACCCAAGACTTGTGTTTTTACTGGACCACCAGATGGTAATAGTTCTTTGTAAGCTTGTGCTTGAAACTGTGTGACACTCTCTGCAATTAGCGGGTGCGTGACCCCAGAAGCGCCTTCAAACGGCTGACTACGCTCTTCATGCTTGACACCAAGCTGATCCAAGCCTTTTGTATAAGTCTCTTCCCACTCAGAACGAGACTCCAAATCATCTTCGTAAGACCCTCTAAGATCCGACGAAATTTCTCCAAGATACCCATCATCTAATAACTCCGCTAAGTTAGCATTATGTGGAACCTGTGGTTCTTGCTGTGCGCCCACAAGAGCTTCTGCCAAAGCTTGCACAATCGCGCCACCTTGTCCATCAGGTATAACTTCTGCCCCTCCATCAAAGGTTTCAGGCTGTGGTACTGACACATTTACCGATGCATCTGTCGGTAACATGTCTTCAGGTTTTATTCCTGTATCTACAATCGGTGGCAATGCCATTAGTAATACTCCCGTTTAGGACGGTACTCGTCGTGTTCATCGTTTTCTCCTTGCAGAGATATAAACCCGCCCTGCCGAAAACGCATTAATGCTAACGTCATACTATCACAAAAGTCATCATGATCGCCATTAGGAAATGAAACTACTTCTTCTATAACTTCGTCAGCAAATTTTTTGTCTATTGGTGCCCATACTACACCTGCTTCGAACAATGGTGCAACCATGTGCATTCTGGTTATTTTATCCTTACCTTTGCCAGGTGAAAAGCCAAGTGCCGGAATACCGCGTAGCCGCAACTCGTCAATGAGCGGTGTACCCGTCGCTTTCGCTTCGACCACAACCATGTCTGGCTCCCAGTATTCGTGTTCTTCATACGCCACCTCTTTAAGTTCAGGAAAATTCCACCGCCCTCGCCGTGCGTCCATCAAAATCAGATTATCTGCCCCACCTTCGTCTGGTTCAAACACGCCCCATGTCGTAATCGCGCTGTAATCGGCGGATTCTTTCTTGGAAAACGCCGTATCGTAGGACTGTATGATGTATTTTACAGGGGGAATCTCTTCTTTTTCCCACGGTTGCCACCAATCCCGCTTGATAATCGCAGAATCAGAACTTGTTGGCGTTTGTTGCCACTGTGCGTTCCATTTTTGTACAGGCAACGACGCTTTGATAGACAACAATGCATCTTTTTCCCAGAACTCAGGCCACAATGGTTCGTCTGACGGCATAATTGCAGGAAATTCCACCACTTCCCACTGATCTGCCATGACATCACCGCCCTGTGCAGCCATTAAACGGCCTGTCAAGTCCTTTTTTCCCCATCTTGTCATAACAATTATGATCGCACCGCCCGGTTGGAGACGCTGACGGGGACCAGAAGTGTACCATTCATACGCATTGTCGAATGCGCTCTCGCTCAGAGCGTCCTGTTCCGAGTGAGGGTCGTCAATGACAAACAAGTCCGCACCACGACCAGTAACCGCAGCCCCAACACCTGCCGCAAAATACTCACCACCTTTGTCCGTTTGCCATTTTCCCGCTCCCTTGTTGTCTTCTTTCAGATTAGTATCAGGAAAGATGTCTTTATATTGTGGATCGTCTATAAGATCTCGAACCTTGCGTCCAAAACGTACCGCTAGTTCCGTATTGTGCGTGGCCTGAATAATTTTGAGCTTCGGATTCCGTCCCAAAAACCATGCAGGCATCAGGAAACTTGCAAATTCAGACTTAGAATGACGCGGTGGCATGTTGATAATCAGCCGTTTGAGCTTTCCTTGCGCCACTTGTTCCAGTTTTTCTGCAATAATCCTGTGATGTCGCCCTTCAATGAAGTTTTCATACACATGATGAGCAAACGGCATGAACTTGTTCGAGGCTTGTTCCCTCAAATCAAGCCGTTTCTTGGCCTCTGTTAAAGCCAGAATCTCCTTTAAGGCTTCTTCTGGTAAGGTTTGTAAGTTCATGCGCTACGTGTTGTTGGTCTCACCCGACGTGTTGAGGTTACAGTTTTACGACGTTGACCTGGACTTGCCCGTCCAACATTACCCGCCAATCCTGTGTAAGCTCTTGTTCCCGCTCCCGCTCGTTGACGAGCCGAAGAAACCGTTTTCTGACACATCGGACCACTTGCTGTTTGGATCATCGTATACCCTTCAGGACACTCAGTAATCGTGTTTCCATCCTTATCTGTTGTGGTAATCGGTGGAACCAAGACATCCATTGGTTCTTCAACTTCGTCCTCAACATCCTCTTCTTCTAACTCAACAATATCTTCTGGAGGCTGATCAGTTGTAATCAACGTAGTAACATTAGTATCCGTGGTAGTGTCTACATCGGTTTTCGTGTCGTCCGTTGTGTCATCTGTCGTATCGTCTGTTGTGTCATCTGTCGTATCGTCCGTTGTGTCATCTGTCGTATCGTCCGCTATTTCAACCTCAGTGTTCTCAAGTGTCTCTGCTTCGGCTGTTGTATCGTCCGTTGTGTCATCTGTCGTATCGTCCGCTATTTCGACTTCCGTTGTGTCATCCAAGCCCAATTCTAATTGCTGATCGTTGTCAGTGTCATCTGCTACTTCAACAACCTCTGCTACGTCAGTATCTGTATTTAAATTCGCCCCTTCAGTCGCTGCCTCCTCACGTAAAGTAGTTGTTTGGTCATCAATAGCTGTTGTTGTCTCATCAAATACTTGAATCGCATTATCAAGATCCTCGTTAGCATCAACCTCTGCTTGAGCACCTGTATTATTATTAATCAAGGTAGTAGTTCCATTCGCGTTAGGAATAACCTGAATGTTACTTCCACCGCCAATACCTGTGGCCTCATCGATTAGTGCATTCGATGTAGGTGCAGCGGGGATGTCTACTGGAA